GGGTTATCGAAGAATCCCAAGTACCGGCAGTATTAAAGTTCCCTGTTGAATTGGCTGTTAAAATCATTAAATATCTACTGATTGCCCTTCAAATGTTTGTCTTAATAAATCAAAGTTTGTCTGAGCGCGTTTTGCGTCAAACTCAATTAACATTGGTTTAATGATTGCCACTACTTCTTCCGCTGTTGCTGATCGTGGAATGTTGGGTGTTTGTAAGTTATTACCCTTGTAAATAAAATTGATTTGGTAGTCAAACTGGGTGGTTTCTATAAACTTGATTTGTTCAATTAACATAAATATCCCTTATGTATAAGTTAGTGAGGCTCGGTTGTCGTAAATGCAAGTAGATGCGCCAGCGGTTGCGTATTTAATGACTGTTGTGTTTGGTGTTCCTGACTCATCAACTCTTTTAATCTTCCAAGATGCTGCACTTGTTGCGGCCCCAATATCAGCGTAACCAATGTAGGTCATGCCTGTGGTGGTCACATCATCAATTAAAATCTGCTTGTCAGAGGATGCGCCAAATGCTGTGTCTAATAATGGGTAGACTGTTTCTGAGTCAGCATCTTGTTTTACATAAAGAACTACCGGAGCTGCATCAACCGCTTGGTAAACTCTTTTTGTAGCCATTAGTCGTAAGACCTCGCAGGATTACCACCGTTACCCCACTTAGCAAGAACCCACTCATCATCCATTGGTTGCTGTTGTGTTCCAGTCTGCGCGTTTGCAGACATTGCTTTTGGTAGGGATACTTTGGTGTATTTAGTAAGAAAAGCCTCTGCCTTTGTTGACGAATTAATAAGCATATAACTAATGTCAGAACACAGTTTGTCTATAAATGCTTCTAGGAAGTAGTAAGGATATTTAGATGGATCGTTCTGATACCAGACGTATTTAATTCCAAGAGACTGTGTATCGGAGATAATGTAGTCACCCTCTTCTCTCCAATCAGCATTTGGATAGTTTGTTTCAAATATTCTTAAACAGTCGGTTGGTCTTGTGTAAACATAGGACTCACCGATGTGATACCAGGGTTGGGTTGTAGCGGATAAAGACAGGGTTGCTCTAGTGGTTGCAAAGTTCCATCTGCATTCAGTTAATACAGATTTTAAAGATATTTCATAAACTCTATTTGCAATACGGGCATTATTAGAATCTTCGTTCACATCGGATATTGGAGATGCACCGCACAAAGTTAATGCTTTATTTGTTATTGAGAGTGTTGTTACGGTTGCCATACATACTCCTTTTTGATAGTCTTGAGGATTTTTAGGCCCCCAAGACTACTTATTATTTTAAGTCCACTTAACCACAGTTTTAAGAGAACCAGTTGTCATCGTCCAGTTATTTAATTTAATGGAGATGGTTGTCTGGGTTCCTGCTGTTTCATACTGATAACCTGCAAGCACACCAAAAGATGTCAAAACCTGAGTTGCGTTGGTGATAGTTGCGGAGGCATAGGACTGAATCAGGCCCATGAATGGCAAGCTAATAACCGAACGAGTCAAGTTATGGCTGATGGTTGTGGGTGCAAGGAAGGTAGCAACAGAAGCGTCGCTGGCAAAACCAATTGAGATGGTTCCGTTAGATTGAGAAATAGACGTATCAACAATAACGTCGATACCTGTAATCTTTTTCTTGTTCGGAATCACGGCGATATCAATGGTTGAATTAGTACCCGTAAATGCAATCGTGTACGAATCCATCCAGATTTTTTCAACTGTTTTGATGAATCCGTCGGCAATCACATTGTCTCCGGAACCACCTGCTACGAATTTTGTTACATTTGCTGCTGAGGGCATTTTAAATCTCCTATCGGCTATACCGATTTAAACTAGGCACAAGGCTATACCTCATGCCTAGTTATTGTTTTTAAGTGTATCGAACTACTGTTTTCATTGTTCCGGTAGTCATAGTCCAGTTGTTTAACTTGACTGAGACGGTAGTTTGAGTACCACCCGTAACAAACTGAAAACCTGACATTTTACCCATTCCAATGGCAGAGTTTGTGTTGTTTTGAATATGTCCACCAAATAAGCTAATGGTTGTCATAGTCAGTGCTGTAGTCACACTGATAGGATTCATTAGACTATCAACGGAGGCATCTGTAGAGAATCCGATTGAGATGGTTCCGCTAGACTGCGATGCGGAAGTCTGAATCATTACATCAATGCCTGTGATTTTCTTATTTTCTGGCAACACGGCAATATCAATTGTTGAGTTGGTATTTGTGAAACCGATTGTATAAGAATCAATCCACACCTTCTCAACAGCTTTGATATAACCATCAGGAACAATGTTATCTCCTGATCCACCCGCCTGAAACTTCGTTGTATACGTGCCTGCTGGCATAAATCTCCTTTTCGCCTATCTCTGGGCGTACTACGTTTAAGCGTTATTAACGTCGATTTTCACAACTCTTGCTTCTTCCAAACGAACTCCACCGATATTGAGTTCATAGTAAACCTGCCAAGAATAAGACAAGTCATTTCTCTCATCGGTACGAACCAATGGCTCAGAACCCATTGCCAAAGCAAAGCCGTAGCGTTGCATAGCAAAGCAGGTTGTCGTTGTTCCAGACGCAGAAAGAACGTTAGAAACAATGAATTTAAAGCCTAAGAACGTATCAATCTGACCTTGAACAAGGGCTTTTACGCTGTTGTAATCGGACGATGTAATCTGAGTTGTTCCCAAGAGCTGTTGTAAACCGTATGGATTGATAACAATAAAGCGATCCTCTGGTTCAACATCTTCCAAATCAAGAATCTGTTTGGCTAACGTTAAACGAGCAATCGTTAGTGTGGACGGAGTTCCTGCGATGTGGGAAATACCTGAGATTAAATCAGTTCCTAATGTCACAGAAGAAGAACCTGTTTCACCGTAGTTTGCTGTTCCCACAATGTTCGTTGCAATGACAGTATCAATCTGTCGTGCAAGAGCTTGTGCAGCTGCAATGGTGTAAGCGGATTTTGGATCTGATAACATGCGGAGTTCATCACCACGATCAAGCAAGCGTGCATCATGGTAATCAACCATCGTTGCCATTCTGCGTGCCATGTTCGGGTCGTTGTTAGGTGTTTGTACGTTTCTTCCACCTTTTGTTGCCATACTCCATTTACCAATTTGGTCTTGATAGAACACTTTGGCTTTAACATTTGGTTTCATGTAGCAAATTGGCATCAGCTTGGAATATTTCTGCTGTGCAAGTTGCATCACGTTTTGCGCATACGCTTGCGCGTATACCGTAGATTGTGTATCGGGCATTTTGCCTTCTCCTTGTTTTATTTAGAACAACTAATCATTACTTTTTTTGCCGCTTGGGATTAGATTGTCCTTGCTATACAAGGGTCGCATCTTACGCAAAAATCGCCTGGGGCCTGTTATGGCTTATCCTCTTGATTTTTTTGAAACACTTATTAAACTGTTGACGTAATCAATAGCTCTATCTCTCTCAGCAGGGGTTGCCTTCTCATTGTTATATGGATGATTAGGGTCTTGCCTTATCTGAGAAATCTCTTTTTCAGCTTCTTCTGGTGTTAAAGCATGACGAGCGTGTTTAAACTCGCCAACCTTATTCTCTGCAAACTGATCACCGATCTTAGCCAAGAACTTAATACCTCTTGGATCTTGTGCCAGCGTTGCTGTAATGTAATCATTCATCTCAGGATTGTCAGAGAACTTATTAACAACCATCTGACCTAGCTCAATCTTTGCCTGGTAAGCATCACCCCACTCACCACGCATTTGATTAATCACTGCGGTCATCTTTGTCTGATGATCTTTAACAGCCTGTGAATAGATCTGTTTTGTCATCTCTGTGTATTCATTCCAGAGACTCTTTGCAGCATCGGGTGTGAGTCTGTTCTTATGAACAATCTCTGCAAACTTTGCTTTGTCGAATGTCATGCCCTTCATATCATCTGGAATCTTTGCATCTTCAAGAGCATATCCGTCTGGCTTATCAGGGATTCCCATTGCTTTGTTGAAAATAGACCAAGCCTCTTGATCGTCTTTAGATTTAGGAACTGGAACTTTCTCATGCCCCAACATCTTCTCTAAGGATAAATGGCTCTTAATAGCTTCGTTGAAACCTTCTTTGTTGTCAGGAAATTTCTTCATCGTCGGACTATTTGCAAAGTCGGCTGATAACTGAGACTTCCAACTAAAATCATTCTGTGCCTTTTGAGCAGTAGAATCTGACGTTGCAGTTTGTGTGGGTTTAAATACTTCAGCGACTGTTGTGGTCTGGGTCTGAGTATTATCGACTTGTGTCGGTACTAGATTTTCCATATTTTATTGCTCCTTTTGAACTGCGATTGCAACGATTTGTTCTGCGTTTAAATTAAGAAGCGTTTTAATCGTCGCTAAAACCTGACGCTTCCCATGTGCTACTAAAATCTTATTAGGGTCTATTTCGTTAAAGTCATACCAACCACAAAGCTCCTCAAGGAACTTAATGACTTCTTTTCCCTGTTCTGTCTCAAGGGATGCCCTTAAATTCGATTTAAGGCCCTTTACGTAGTCGATATTTGTAAGGCTGTTCACTTACCGGCTTCCTTCGATTTAGCAAAGCTAGAGGCCGCAGAACCAGCATCTTTAGCTATCTGCGCACCACCAGCAAGTTCGGCCATTTGTTTTTGTTGTGCCATCTGTTCTGCTCTTCCTTGACGAATCTGAGCCACCTCATCATCATCTCGTAGTACTTTGATAGGCGCACCCGTGATAGACCAGACCTCATCTGTAATCTTATCTGGGTTGACCTTATCAAGAACCTCAGGTGTGAACTGAGCCATGTTGCTAACCATCGTAAGGCTAGTCACAAGAGTATTGAGTTCAGATCTTCTTTGTGCTTGGGCAAGCGCACCAACAAAATCAATCTCATAGTTTGGGTTCATCATCAGTTCTGGTGGAGGATCTGGTAATTTTCCTCTACGAAGTAA